TGGGAACAAAAGAGTGGAAATCTACGCACAATCTTAGCGAAGATGACGAACAAAAGATGGTGGAGTTTATCAACCAACCTATCGTCGATAACCTAGGAAATCCGAAGATTAACCCTCTAACTGGCACACCTTACACAAAAGGTATGCTCGTAAACAATGGTGTGCTTACCCTAGACGATGTTTACCGTCTATCTGGCTGCGGCGTAAAGCAAGTCGATGACCTTAAAGCAAATCTTCGCAAGGAGATTGAAAACGAGATGGCTGCACGACAAGCTGCAAAGAGGCCAAGTAGCAACGCTACTAACTCCGCACAGTTTGGCAAAGCCGAACAAGACGACCCATTTTTGACTGGATTGTTTGGCGAATAACTCAACCTTTCAACACTTTTAGGAGATAAATAAAATGGCAATCAACCTTGCTACCAAGTATGCTGGCAAGCTAGACCAGCTCTTTACCGCTGGCTCTTACACAGATGCTTACATTAACAAAGACTACGACTTCACAGGCGCAAAGACCGTTGAAGTTTACACAGTATCTACTGTCGACCTATCGAACTACGATCGCACCAACACTGGCGACCGCTTCGGTGGCAACAACGAAATCCAAGATGTTGTAACCGCCTACACTATCGGTAACGATAAGTGCTTCAAGCTCACAATTGACGAGGGTAACTACCAGCAACAGGCTCTAGCTAAGAAAGCTGGCGAAGTCCTCAAAGCTCAGATGGAAGAAAAGGTTATTCCTACCATCGATGCTAACCGCTTGCTCAAGGCTGCTATCGGCGCTGCTGCTGTTTCTCAGTATTATGCTCCAACGGCTGGCAAAGCTTACGAAGATGTCTTGAAGATGAGCGCAGCTCTTGACGAGGCTAAAGCTCCACAGAGCGGCCGTGTCCTCTGGGTTACTCCAACTTTCTACAACGCAATTAAGAAAGAAATCACCACAACTGTAAACGCTTCCGAATACAACGGCAAGCTTCTCGGTAAGGGCTTCGTAGGCGAACTAGACGGCACTCCAGTCGTAAAAGTTCCATCCAGCTACTTCCCAACCAACACCAGCGCAATTATGTGCCACAAGCGCTCTCTATTGGGCGTTGAGCAGATTAAGAGCGTTAAGATTATTGACGACTCCGAACTCGTTGACGGTAAAGTTCTTCGTGGTCGCTTCGTTTATGATAGCTTTATCCTAAACGGCAAAAAGAACGCTGTTGCTGCTATCGGCACTGGTTCTTTGAGCTAATCCGAATATAGCGGAAAACACTAGTTCATAATCCCCCTACGGCCGAGGGGGATTTTTGTATAATAAAGTTAATTGGCGTTGCGTAAGGCAACAAAGTATGTCCAACGGACGAATAGAAAGATGGATAACCACAGACGAGGGTAACCATCTGCCGATTATTGACGGCAAAATATCGCCAGAAAAACACGACAAAAGCGCAAATGAAAACGCTTTTGCAAATGGATTGCAAGGATTCGATGATAACGATTTTAATGAGTGGGAGAAATTAGCAGACGAAACGACAGAAAAACAAGTAATTTCCGCTAAAGACATAAAAAACAGCGATAAGCATTATGATTTTACATCTACCTGGGGAAAATTCATCAACACAGACGGGAAAATAAATAAATCTGCCATGAATAAATATGGCAAAGGATTTAGTTTTAACGACAACTCAAAAGTTGCATCAAAAAACGGAACGACTGTAAGAGGAGTTTTCAACGATGGCGGGCAAGTAATAGTAGAAAACGAGAAAAAAGGCATATACAGACAATTCAAGGCTAAACAATACGGTAACAAAATATACGAGGAGGCCTACAAATATGCAAACGGAATCTAACGAGCAACAGACATGGGAGCTAGAAACGACAGATGGGATAGTTTACATGGTCTTAAACGATGGCGAGGACATAGAGGAACAATTCGAGCTATACAAGAACGATGAGGCGGGCGAACTAATAAAGAACGCTAAACTTATACAATACACAAGGATAAACTAAAAAACTAGCCCTAAAGAGGGCTTGTTTTTTACTGTGCTAAAATAAAGGTAATTGGCGTTGCGAGTGCATTATATAAATGGACTCAAACTATAATCTTGGCGGACTTATAGCCCGCATTAAAACCAAACTCGATGATCAAGAGTTCGACACAGACACAATCACGCAATTCTTAAATGATGCCTACTTCGATGTCGTAGGCGATGAAGAATACCAGTTTTTGGAGCAAATCTATCAAGCTACCACGCAAGGCTCGGACATCTTGCCACTACCTCGCAACTTCCAGAGCTTATTCACGCTAACAGCCAAAAATGAGCATGGAGTCTTTCCACTCGAATATATGCCAAAAGAGCAGTTCTTCGCACTAGACAAGGACGATGGCTTAAAGAGCTACAAATATACAATCTTCGGCAACCAACTATTTTACGGCTTACCAAGCATTGAAAACGACAAAACGCCAACTGGCGAAGATAAGTTCTACGAATTATCGCTGTTTTACCTAGCTAAACCGCTCGCTATGGCCTCCGAAACCGACAAACCACTAATTCCTTATGAGTTCGGCGAAATCCTCGTTCTAGGCGCTCTAGCGAGGTGTGAGCAACGCCGTGATAACTTCGATTATGCGGGCATATACGAATCTAAGATGGACGAGCTAGTAACTAATATGAAGCTACGCTATTGCCCACGCCAGCTCGCAAACGAAAACAGAGCAAAACTACCAGTAATTGTAAGGAATAGGCACTAATGGCGATTAAATCAAACTTCACAAGGCGAAATGTGCCAAATGTCGGCACTCGCAAAAGCGCTCCAACTACCACCAACTTTGCTAAAGGTGTTGCAACCTACAAGCCAAACGACATGATGGGAACGGACGAGCTACGACTAGCCCAAGATGCTCGCTTCGATAGAGTAGGTGAATATGCCACCAGGACAGGCTTAAAGGCTCTGAGTAGTAACATTATAGGCTTAACGACAAACGGCGCAACCACGGGCGTTACAGCAAGCCTAGCGACCATTACAGGAGCATATACCTTTACCGCCACGGCAGATGCTCGTATATGTGGCTTTAGACTCGATGCAAAAAGAGTAGGAGATGCAACGCAAGCTCCTATCGCTAAACTATCGCTCTATATTAACGATGAACTAGCAGACACAACTTGCATTAACCCAAGCGATCTAGAAACAACGGACGGCTCGTTTGATGCACTGTTTAACGCTGCGCCAGATATTACAAACGGCGATGTCGTAACCATTAAAGCAACGGCTCAAGCGAACTCGCAATCTACAACAGCTAACGATACCTATTTATCCGCAAGCTCCAACGCTCTAGCAGGCGCTCTACTAACTTGCACGGCTGGCGGCATAGATTCTATCTTCGAAGCCAACATAGACGGCAATAAGACCGTTCTATTTACTCAGAACGGCATTTTATACCGCATGGCAGAGAACGGCACGATGACGGCCGTTAGAACGCTCCCAACTGGTGCAGGAACGGTTAGATATAGCCAGAACTTGAACCAAATACACTATGCAGACGGCAAGGAAAGCCCACGCTTGATTGACCCAGATAACGGCAACTGGACAGATACGGCGGTGCAGACAATCGACCTTGATACCGATGTTGATCTAGAGATTAAAGTTTCTAATATCTTGAACGGCACGGCCGACAACTTAGTATATTTTGATGCCGATGTAGATACGCAAGCTATATGGACTTATAACTACGGCTATCCTAAAGTAAAAAGCCCAGCTTTCACAACTCCAACAAGCATAGATGGAGCAATCGGCGATACGGTAACACTTCAGCTCGATACTATCTCCCCAAGCGGTGTGGCCGTTGGCGACTGGATAGAGGGCGTTGCTCCGACATCTTCCGCTAATAGCACAGTAGAAGTAACGGCAATCTCTGGCAACACAGTAACTACTGTTATTGTGGATACTTCAGCTGTTCCGCAAAACAACTATGACAGCTTCGATAGGAACTTCAGACAGCCAATACCAGCTATCAAGACTGGCGACCCACTAACAGCCATGTTTAACCTAGCTGGCATTTTATACTTCCAAACAAGGCGCAACAAATACCTAATGTATATGCAGGCGGCGGACTCATGGACATTACAAGCTTCCAACGCTCAAGGTGGCACTTTTAGCCAAGAATCTGTCGTATGCGACTTAAACTACGCCTACTACGCCAACGATAATGGCATCTATATCTTCGATGGCTCAAGCGAACAATCGCTCACACAGAATACAATCCAGAACGCCTATGATGCTATCCCTAACAAGGAAACTATCCGACTCGACCTTTATAAGAACCGTCTATATGTATTCTTCTCGAACGACAATACCGACCTAAACTCTTGCTTCGTGTATAACATCAATTTAAGGGTCTGGGAGAGCTTCGACTCAAATACTTATGTTGGCGCTACTTCTGCACGACAAAACGCCTCTGGGCGCTTCCTATGCGGCCATAGCCGTATCGGTTTGATTATGGTTAACGAGGACGGAGATTATAGCAACTTGGGCGAGCCTATCGCTTTCAATCTCGAAACAGCCTATCAGCACTATGGCTCAACTAGCCAACTAAAGAGGATTACAAAGTGGCGACCAGAGTTTGCAACGACTGAGCGAGCTTACTCTGTCGAGTGCGGATACTCTCAAGATTACAGCGATCAAGTAAAATACGCTTTCTCAATCGACTTACAGCGCCAAATACCAGTTGTTACAGATTATGTCTGGGACAATCCGAGCGATTATGGAGTTCCAGCAATTCCAACCATGCACACAACAACGCCAAAGGTAAACGGCGAGTTTTA